CTAATATCCATGTTTGACATGGCTAAAATGCTTTCACTATTGCCTAGTGGTGTTAATGTATTAGTCACAGTTAAACTAAAATCTTCACAATCTAATTCAATGCGCCCTAGCTTATCACCTGTTGTGGCATTTACGCGAGATGAGGGGGCAGCGTCAGATACTACTACATAGCTATTTCTAAAGAATGGGGGCGCACCTGTATTATACAGTGGTTCAATAGGGCCTACTGCGTTGCCATGATCATCTTGAATGCACGCAGACTGATAAGTAAAATCACCCATTAAGCGCCCATTATCTAAGCTGATGGCTAAAGATTCTAAAACACACCCATAGGCATAGCTTCTAAAGTTCACACCGTCCACTCTAAAAGTGAGTGAGTTAGTGTATGTGCCTGTAAATGTGCGGCTGCCTGGGTAGTATGTTTGTGTACCTCTAATAGTGGGCGTGCCTGTAAAGCCTGCGCTAAAGGCGGGGCTAACTGTAATATCACTAGATGCGTCACTATCATCTGTAATGGCTGAGTACTCAACTTTACCATTTAGGATAGTGCTGATAAGTGTACCCACATCACTAGCAGTGGGGCCACCGCTTGATACTGTAAAGCTGTTAACGTCTGTGATGGTTGCTACTGTCGCAGATGTTACGCCACTTATTCTATTTAAAAAGCCACCGTTTAAAAGATAGCCTAAGTAGTTAGCATCATATGTATTAGCCGCTGTGCCTATGGTAGTTAGGTCTACTCTTAACTGTACTTGACCTGTGCGGCGGCGTACTCTATCACCATTTGAGTTATACACAGTATCTGGCTCAGGTTGATTAAAGTAATTGCCATCTCTAGCATCATTACGCTCACTAGCCACAGGCTCACCATAAATAAGAATGGGATCCATCTCGCATGGAATAGAAACATAACTAGCCGCTGGGATAGGTAAATTAGTAGTAGGTGATAGCGAGCCAAAGGTGGTTTCCTCTGCTACGCCTAGTGTTCTATGTGTAACGCTCATCTTTAAGCCTCCAAGTAAAGCAAATCAAAAGGTACTATAAGCAGATGACCTATAGTATCACCCACATTATCAGTAATTATCTCAGCACGTGAAGTGCCAGGTATCACACTTATAATACCCGTGGTGTTAAAATTATACTGTGGGCCCTTTATTGTGTCTATAATCTTACTAGCGTCCTCAGTCATAATGCGAATTTTAAAGCCCTCTTCTTTAGGGATTGCATACCTAATATGCACTTCTACAGTTACCCGCTTACGCCCACTAAGGCCGCTTGAGCCATCATCTAGGGGCAACCCTAAAAGCTCTAGTGTAAATTGTCTTTGACCCTCAAACCTATCATTTAATGAAGTGGTTAGACCGCTGCCATCATTTATGCAGATAAAGCCATGGTGTGTGTCTGTCTTAGGTAAAATGTCTTGAATCATATCTTTAATATAATCTAAAGATTCAAATATACCACGGCTCATTTACGCCCCCTTAACTTTTGACTAATATCATAGGCCACAGCATCTACTAGAATATTTATCTCATCATCTGTCAAGCCTATATAGGGCCTCTCTTGATGCACATGATAACCATAATGACGCACATGCTTAGTAAGGCCTATTCTAAATCTAGTTAAGCTGGCCTCTAATACTACTAAGTTATTCATAAGCTGCCCACTAAGCACTAAGTCTACCTCTGCACTCTGTTTGCGCCCGCCTACATTTTGATTAGTGTTAGACCGCTTGCGTGAGTCATGCTTATATTGTTGATAGCCCCCCGCATAATATACACTCTTACCCGTACGAGATACGCGCCCGCCCTTAGGTTTGAGGCGTGCCCCCTTATATGCTACATAAAGTGGCTTTCTAGAGTACTTCTTAAACGGCTTGCCCTCTGAGCTTATGCCACTTGCTGTGCGCCTCTTGACAGTAGCCACGGTATTTAAGGCTGTGCGCTTAGTATCTTGTACTTCCCATACTGAGGCGGGTAAGTTTAGATTGACTTTAACCCCCATGGCTAGTGCCTCATGCCTCTAGCTGGGTTAAAGGTAGCATCATAACTAGATTTATTGTACGCTTTCCATGATGCCCTAAAGTCTGTACTCTTGCCCCCTGACTTTTCTAGATTAAGCTCACCCTCATCTAGTACCCCATCCCCATCTAAATCTAAGTCTACAGTTCTAAGCGCCAGGTCTAACAATTCCATGCAACGTGCGCGCATGGCGTCTGCGGCGTCAAGCTGTAAATTCATTTCATAGATGCGGGCCGCTGTGCAGTAGGCATGGCATAGCTCAAAGTCAGTAGCGTTAAATATTTCATCTTCTGTGACATCAGAATCTATAAGCCTATTTCTAAGCATTAAGGATAGCTCATCTAGGGCCGCCTTAATCTGTGGGCTAAAATCACTTTGACGCCTAGGCACTAAGTCAGCTAGTGAAGCAAATTTATTAACTAGTGACTCATGATCTAGCCCAGTGTCAAAAGGTCGCGGGGTGACTTTAATTACACCTTTATCTAGTTTGTTTTGTGTATTCTGCCCATAGTCTGCTAGATAGCTTATCTCATATTGATATGTACCACTTGCACTAGTAACATTACTAGCTGAGGCGGTGACATACCAGGTAGAAAATTCTAATGAAGCTGCACTAGATAGGTCTATCTCACGTGGTAGGGGCTCAGCTAATATAGCAGTGGTGCCCACTATTCTTATCACTTTTACACTATACCAAGCATCCCCATCAGTCTTTAAAAAGCATAACTCTTGATCACGTTCTAAACTAGTACTACTAGCTATAGTAAGTGTACGTCTATCATTAGCTAATGCAGTTACGCTTATGTCTGCGCGTGAGTGGGTAAGGTTGCTAGTGACTGTACTAGACGCTTTAAAAGTTACGCTAGGCGTGCCACTCACAGGGGCCGCGCTATTCCATGTAAAAGTGTAGTCTTGACCTGTAACGGCTTTCTTCATTTTCTAGCCCCTTTATTAGCATCTGATATATCTTTAGTGGTTGCTTTGTCTAGCTGTGCGGCTTTTATAAAGCCCTCCGTTACGGGGCTCCATGAATGCCTACAATTATAACCCCCGCCCGCAGTCTTTACACTTAGGCCCTGCCTATTATTTAAGCGCCTAATTTGTGACTCACTAACCACCTTATCTACTAAAGGTTGACAAAAGCGCCTAGTAAGGCCATCGAGGGGGCCCGTATATAAATAGTATTTAATACCTGCACTCTCAGCTACTGCCGCAGTCACACTGCGCCCATACATACTAAGCTTAGTATTGATCTCTGTTAACTGCCTACCTTGCGCCTTCTCCATCTTGAGTGATAGCGCAGAGATAGCAGAGCTAATGGGCACATCCACACTTATAGCTGTAAGTGCATCACGCACGCCCGCTGTAATGGTGGGTAAAATGACATCATCAAACACCCCTTCTACTGCGGCTGTCTGCATAATGTCTAGCTCACTTTGTATAGCGCCTGTAATGCCTAGCCCTGGCTGTATCTTTCCCATAGTTTTATTAACTGACTGAGTAATCTTATCAGCTTGGTTAATAAAATCATCTACTGCTATACCCATGCCCCCTTTAAGGATAAAGTCAACTAACTGACCTCTATTTAGAGATAACAAGGTTAGTGGGTTAGTGGCATCTATAGCAGTCTCTAAAGTTTTTAAAAAGCTACCTCTAGCACGTGCTAGGGATGCTTTCATTTTATTCTCAGCTTTAATAATTGTCTTAAGCTCATTTATCTTAGCTTTTGTGATCTCAGCACGCGCCCCACGTTGCTTGGATAGCTGCGCCTGTAAGTCAGCTATTGCTTTCTTATCTGCGTCAACTTCACTCAATAATGTAGGGGTTACACTGTCACACATGGGCGCTCACTATGCTAGGCAGTTAGTTACGATATAACCTAGTGTAGAGTCAATAGCTTTATACTGTTGTACTTCCTCAGCATATACATAGCGTCTAGTAGCATCTAGTGCGTCATATTGACCTGCAACCATATTGCCAAAGTCAAAATTAAGGGCAGCCACAGGCATACCTTTAACGTTACCACTTTTTTGTACGATAGCATCACTACCTTTAAGGATACCACAAAAGATAGTTTCATCATTCCAGATTTGAGCTTCTGAAGATGTGGCGCCAGGTACTGCTGTTTCACGGCGTGCTTGACCCACATAAACATTAGGAATGTTTAGCACGTCTCTAATGATTGCTTGAACTGCGCTATCATTAAGCACTAAGCTGCCGCCACTTGCAATGCCTACGCCTGCGCCTGTGAAGTCACCCACTGATAAGTATGATCTAAACTCAGGGTTACGGGCTAAAGCACGCGCTACACCACGGCCTAAAATAATAGTATCTGGGTTAATACCATGAGCCGCCGCAAACACTAGATCCTTAAGCTTGTCTAAGCCTGTAAGTGCATCTGTGCCTGCCGCGTCAACTTGACCACCCATTACGTTAGTGCATGTGTCATTGCTAAATGATGCTGTATCAAATAATAAATCAGCGGCACGCTTTTCTTTAGCTAGCATCATAGTACGTCTTACTTTACGTGCGATGCGTTGCTCTTCACTACCTGGGTATTGACTATCAATAATATCTTCCATAGCAATAGAATCTTGTGCAGAATAGATTTTAGCTTTGAAAGTTAAAGATGTTCTATCAAATGAGCCAATGTTAGCACGGCCCGCACCTGGTGCGCGCTCTAAGTCTAACTCTGGTGATCCCATAAAGTTACGTGTGTTTTCTAAAAGAAATGTGCCGCTTCTTTCGGGTACTTTTACATTTTCAAATACTTGACTCGCGATAAGCTGAGCATCACTTGGGATTACTTCACTTACAAGGCTTGTTAAGATTTCGTCTACTGGATGGATGTTACTATATGAACTTGCCATTTATCCTACTCCTTATGCTAATGGTGTGCATGGGCGTCTAAATTCTACAAGAATCTGATCATTAGCCGCCGCGCTTGCTTGATTGACGTTAGGAAGCGCAAAGCAAGTAGGAAAAAACCCACTGTCGCTAGCTTCTGCTTTTTGAACTTTACCCGCTAAAGTCGCCGCTAAGCGTGGTGTAGCACTAAAGTCTGCGATTGTTTCACTTGCAATTACTTTAGTTTCACCGCTTGTTACTACGTCTACAGCCTCACCCGCAGATGCAGCACGCTGTGCCACGCCTACGCATGCTATATCAGTGGCCGCAGTAGTAATGGCTACTTTGCCGTTAGCATCAATGCTTACTAGTGAGTACTCAGTTACAGCACTAGCACAAATAAAAGAATGTACTTGATTATTCATAGATTAAACTCCGTAAGCTTTACGATAAGACATAGGGTCTTGATCGCGTACAATGTTTAAAGCTTCACTAAATGTGATTTGTTTCTCAGTAGCTAAAGCCTTAATCTTCTCACTCAAAGATGCTTTAGAAATCTCTTGACCGCTTGCACCGTGGCCCACTTCTTGTAGGGGTACAGCTTGACCGCTTGGGCGTTCGCTAAACATCTGCCAAAATGTAGGTTGTAGTTCTTTCATATTAAAAGCATCTACTGCAAATTTACGCTCAGCGGGTGTAATCTTGCCCTCGTTAAGAAGCTGATTGACTGCTTTATCACACTTAATAGCGTTATTCTCTTTAACTACAGTGTTAAGCTGTTCTTTAAGTGCTTGTACTTCATTAAGTAGAGCTACATTAGAAGTGGTGAATGATTCAGACATCTTTTTAACCTTGTCCTCATCATCATCATCTTCAGCTTTCTTTTCATTATCATCATGCTCAGCCATCTTAGACTTTTTATCATCATCATAATGCTCTTTAAGCTCTTCTTTTTTATCATCCTCAGCCATTAGCTTAGATTCATTCTCAGACTTCATATCTGCAAGCTGTGCCTCAAGTTGCTTTACTAGGGCATCTTTAGCCTCAAGCTTAGCCATGAGCTCTTTTACTTGATCATGCATATTTAGTTCCTCACTTAATGTAATACGATCAATAGTGTTATGGGATTGCGCAGGGCGTGGCGTAAGCGTGATAGCTAAAAGCTGCGCCTCACCTAGTTTGCTGCCATCACCCCTACTGAATATGTCACCGTGTATATATTCAGGGCTTGACCACAGCACACCGCCCGCATTTTTAACGACCTCTAGCCCACGCTCATTATAAGCGGGTATAGCGTAAAGGCCATCTTCTTTAATCTCTAGATCTACTATCATGCCTAGTGCGTTGCCACTCTCGGGGGGCGCAGGTGTACCACCTTGGAAGGGGCTAGTAGCATGCTGCCAGTCTATGATAACGGGTGACTCAGCTTTATGCTCATTAAACACTCGCACTAATTCTGATAATAAATCTTGATCTATGGGCTTGCCTACTTTGTCACCACTGAGTCTACTTGATACTTGACCTAATGATAATGTCTTAAATGGCTTGCCTACTGTTAACCCCTCTGGGACATCATAGGATGAGCTATCACTTAAAAGTATTGCCTCACCATACGCCCTAAGGGATTGTGTTTTATTGTCTGCGTTATTCATTTGTTTAACCACTTTTCTAGCAAAAGAGAAGCCCGCATCACCGCCCCACCCGTCCCATGCTTGGCGCCCTTTACCGTACTCATCCCATGTGCTGCCTTTTTTATCAACTTCATGGCGGGTGAAGTATGCAAGCATTCTGCGTACTGTATTAGGTGATAGCTCACGCCCATTAGCAAGATCACGTGCACGCGCTAAGCCTACGGAAGTCATGCCCCGCTGTGATGGCGGCTTCTCTGCTCTTTTCTTTAGAGCCCTAGCCGCAGCATCTTGCGCGCCCTTAGGTGGGGTAAAGTTTATGTGAGAATACTTTTGAGGTGTAGCTAGTGCTGTGGCTTCTGTTTTAGCGTCTGACTTCTGAGGATGGCCCTTAGGTAATAAATCCAAATCACCCGTATAAGCTTTTTTTCTTTCACCTGTGGCTACAAGTTTTAAGAATGCTTTAACGCGCCCTAGTGCCCACTGATCACGACTAGTAACATTAGGTCTATGAGATACACTATAAGCACCCGCACCACGCCTATAGACTGCTTTTAACATACCTAGATCTACACGCTTTTTAGGTGACTTATATTTATCATTGTGCTTATTACGCAGATTAACTAAGGCCTTCTCTGTTTTGTCAGATATAGAGATGCTACCACGTGACCCACTAGCACTGCCTTTAGGGTTTTTATTGCTGCCCTTAATCTTATCTTTAGCAGGTGCGGGCGTCTGTGCTTTTGTTCGTTTATTCATTGCGCCGCCTTCTAATCAATTGCTCAGCAAGTAAAGCCGCGCCGCCTCCTGTGGCATTAGCTGTGGCCGTTCTCTCTAGTGCAGATCTTTGCGCATCCTCGGGCAGATCACCTGCGCCTAGTCTTTCACGTATTGCCCGCTCTAATTCATCATCTGGCGTTAATAATCCATACTGCACTAATGGCCCTAGCATGCCTAGTGATTCGGCTAGATCATCAGTATCTAGACCTGTGTGCACTAAACGAGGTAGTTTAC